TAGTTTATACTAGAGATTTATGTGGGTATTGCGATGCCGCAAAAGAGTTATTAACAAGAATGAAAGTACCATTCAATGAAGCAAAGATTGGTACTGATGTTACTAGAGAAGAACTTCTAGAAGTTGCACCAGGTGCAAAGACAGTTCCACAAATTGTTATACAACACAAGGTTATTGGTGGTTACGATGATCTTTGTGCCTACATTGAAAATACAGGGTGGAATGGTTCCGGATACTAATTAAATAGTAACCCCGGAGAAACCATGTTTGAAAAAGATAAAACCTATTCACTTAGACTAAGTGATAGCAGTGAAATAATCTGTAAAGTTGTCAGCAGTGATGAAGCAACAACGATCATATCTCATCCATTTTCCTTAATTCCTACACAACAAGGTGTACAACTTTTGCCTGCAATGATGAGTGCAGATGAGACAAAAAGTGTGACCATAAATACAAATAACATCACAATGTGGACAGAAACAAACAAAGATGTTATTGCAAGTTACATACAAGCAAGCACTGGTATTGTAACTGCACCAAAAGGAATACTAAAAGGATAAAAAATGCCAGGTGCAGTAAGAATAGGTGATCCAAATTCAGGTGGCGGACTTGCAGTAGGAACAGGTGCAAGCAGTGTAATCATCAACGGTCGCCCAGCATGTCTAATTGGTACGTCGGTTACCCCTCACCCTTGTTGCGGAGCACCAGGATGTTCAATACATTGTGCCGCAGTTACCACACTAGGTTCAATGAGTGTGCTTGCAGAAAATAAACCAATAAACTATGTCGGATCTCCAGACACTTGTTTTCACACAAGAGCTCTTGGTAGTTTTGACGTAATAATACCGGGGGGATAGCATGGCCTGTGCAGGAGCAATTACTGCTACCGTGCTAACAGCAGGTGCTGGATTAGCAGGCGGAATTGGAGGCAATCCACTTGCGTCAATTTCAGGAGCACCATTGAGTATAACCGATGGTGTTACCGGACTTACAGGTGCACCAACACTTGCAGGTATGACAAGCATAACTTCTGCAGTACAAGGTTTACCTAACATGTCTGCTCTAACCAGCACAGTTGGTGGTATTACTGGTGGACTACCTGCAGGTTTACAATCATCTTTTAGTAACATGGCAAGTGGGTTGGGTGACAATGTCTTCAGTGCTGGATTTGATGTATTTTCAGGTGATGCACTTGGCGTTATGGGAGCAGCAAGTGGAATAAGCAGTGTGTTGCCAACTGGATTAGCAGATGCCGCAAAAACAATGGGTGGAAGTTTAAGTGGTGCTAACATACTTGGTGATGCAAGCAAATTTGGAAGTATACTAGGAGCCGCAGACGGCTTTGTAGGAAGTTCAAATCAAATGATAGCGGCCGCCACAAATGCCGCAGGTAGTTTTGCAGGTGGTACATTTCCTGGAATGGATGCTATTAGCACCGGCGGACTAAGTGGAATTACAAATGCACTTCCAGACTTTGGTGCGGATCTTGGAAGTTTAGGAAGCACAATTGATTTTGCTAGTATAGGTGATCTAGGTTCACCAGGACAACTACTGAAAAATATGGATCTTGCAGGAAGTCTTGGTCCAATGTATGATAAGGTAGCCAATATCAAGATTGATCCAGGACTTGCTGGTAGCCTGGGTGGTTCTCTCAGCAGTGTAACAAATGCAATTGCAAATAAAACTGGTGGACTTAGTATAGGTGACCTAGGTATAAGTTCTAGTGATATTGCACAACTAGGTCCTGCTTTACCTAATAATATTCAAGGACAGGTATTTGATGCATTCAATGAATTAGACACTGCAGATCTAAGTGATGTTAAAGGCATACTTAAAAACACACAGTCTGCTATTACTTCTGGTGGAGACTTAATGAATCCACAAAAATTATTTCCAACAAGTTTTTCAACACTAACTGCTCCACTTAGAACTGCAAGTGTGGGCGACAGAGCAATATACAGTGCAAGTGGTGCAGTGAATGCAGAATTTGATAGCCTCGGAGCACCTCTTGCTGGAGCATTGCCTGAAGACCTAGCAGTAGCAAACGGAGCATTAGCAAGAAGTTTTGGACAAATCAAAGGTATAGAAAGTACCAACAACACAACATTAACTACGGCGGCAACTAACTTAGAAACACTTAAAGATCTACCATTGGTAAAAGATCAAACAGTCTACGTTGAACCTGCAGTAATAACATATTGGACAAGTCAGTACAGTGTGCAAGACAATATACAACTAGCAACTGGACCAAACGGCACATACCAACTTAGTGATGCTATAGGTTATGCCGCAGGATATAATAGTTTTGCTCCACTTCAGCAAAATGAGATACTGTTGAAAGAATTAGATGCACTTGGAGCATTGGATGTATTTTATGCTAACAATGGATCATCTAGTGCAAACACCGGTATACTTATTGTTATGGATTTCTTTGTTGCAGGTGCCTACGATCCAATTGCTCCTTCAACAGACTATATCATACCTGCTGGTGTATATGGGGCAGGAATCTATGCTACACAAGAATTAGCATGGGATGGAATTATTGCAGCCGCAAAAACATTAATGCAAACATTTTATAATGATTATACGCAAGCACAAACAATACAGCGTAACTTCAAACGATTACAAGAACAACAAGCAAGAGAAAAACTAATCCGTGCAAAAATTGACTTGGATCTAGACACGGTTCCTGCTAACACAAACAACGCAGTACAGTTAGCAACTAACTTGCCAAATTATGCACTTGATACCAGTGCAGGCGGATCAGCAGAACTACTAGAACGTGTGATGAATTTTGACAGTACAGGTGGACAAGCAAGTGTAGCCGCAATGCGTGAAGCAAGAAATATAGATAAACTCACTGATGCAAATATTGTACAAGATGGTCCAATTCCGGTTACACAACCAGCCAATCCAGGTTCGTTACTAAGTGCAACATACACAGTTGCAGAAGCAGATGCAATTATAATTAGAACTTAGAGGTTGACAAACTCCAAAAACAGTTATATAATAAGTGTATGATATGTAACAGCAATGGAGACATCACTCGTGTTAAACAAAATAAAATACACTTCAAAAAATTATAATGGATTACAAGTGGCTTGCGATTGGATACAAGATCTTGAACAAAGCAACAGTCGCTTACACAAAGAAGGCGTAATTGAAAAAGCACTTGTGGCTGCAAGACTTGGAAGTTATAGTGCAGAGTGCTTCTTATACAATTGCTATCTAGCATACAATCCATATTTCATGTACAACATCAAACAAGTAGCAGAAACATCTGGCTATGAACACAGAGAAAATCCTTGGGTTGCATTTTGGGGATTGTGTGAAAGTCTACGTACACGTTCAGTAACTGGCAATGCCGCTAGAGAAGCAGTGCAATTGATGAGTGAAAAGTTTGATAGCGAACAGTGGAACTTGTTGGCAAGACGTGTGCTTATTAAAGATCTACGTTGTGGTATTACAAGTAAAACACTTAACAAAATAGTTGGAAAAACTGAATGGAAGATTCCAGTATTTGAAGTACAACTTGCAACTGATTCAAAAGGTCATCCTAAGAAACTTGCTGGCGAAGTGATGATTGAGCCTAAGTTAGATGGTGTAAGAACTATTGCTATTATACACAAAAACGGCAATGTTAACTTGTACAGTAGGAATGGTAAAGAGTTTGAGAACTTCCCTCACATTGCACAAGAACTAAGTCAACTTAGCAGACAATTTTCAGGTGTTCATCGTAACGATGATTTGGTAATTGATGGTGAAATTACAGGCAAGAGCTTTCAAGAACTAATGAGAGGTGCTACAAAGAAAGACCACAAGGCAACAGACAGTGTGTTTAATGTATTTGACATGATGGACCTGGAAGATTTCAAACGTGGATTTTGTAACAGGAGCCAGATTGATAGACTGTTAGCACTAGAAGCACAAATAAATAGAAAGCAGTTCAAATCAGTTGTAATGGTCAAAGGCAAACAGATTAATCTGGACACTGAAGAAGCACACAAAACAATGGCAGAATATGCAAACACTTGTGTTGCCGAAGGCTATGAAGGCATAATGATTAAGAAACTTGATGCTCCATACGAATGTAGACGTAGTACATTTTGGATGAAGTGGAAGCCAGTTATAACAGTAGACTTGGAGGTAATAGACTT